GGGAATATTCTATCTGAGTGAATAGTATATGATCTTGTCTAGCATTCATATCAGTTGGGTATTTTAAAGGTGCTGCACCAGCTCCTGGTAACCCGGAGTTTGTTCCATCAACAACTTTGAGAGTGCTTGAAATGTCTATTGTTGGTTTACTTTGATCATTTGTTGACGGGTTTGTTGTTTTTTGATTTAATTGTAACGATTTAGATTGTTCAGGTGGGACACCAGCTTGTTTTGTTGCAGTTTGTATTGAAGAGTTGGTTGTTGTTTTTAATGCTCCCTGTTCTAAAGATTTTTTTGCACCTATCCCAAAAACTTCATCACCAGATTTTTTTCCTCCTGGAATATTTTGTCCCGATTCATATTTTAAATATTCCCAAGATTTACCTCCATTTTGTGTTTTTGCTGCTGGCACATAATCGTTTGGGTTTGGACTATAATATAGAGTAGTTTCTCCACCATTTATTTTTCCACTACTGTCTTGTTTAACTTTAGTTGACGTGAAAGTATAATACGGTTTGCCTTGAATGTAAGAAACCGAAGGGGCACTACAAATACTTCCTTGAGGACAGTTGATAGCCATTTAAAGAGGTTTTTATTTATTTAGACGGATTTTTGCATATGGAATACTGAGCAAATCGTCCAATTCTTCATATCTAACTACATGTAGTTTGCCTGCAACCTCTTCCCAAGTATATTGTCTACCTTGTCTCCAATGAAAATTAATCGCTTTAAATCCCCACCTCTCTAATGAAGTACAAGCAATAAGTGGGTGCTGATCATATTCTATTTCTGGTGTTTTTGGATTGTAAATGAATGTATAAAATTTTCCTGGTTCTGGATATAAAACTTCTTCTTTCAATACATCAATGATAATGATCATCAGATCTTCTGGATCTAATGATCCAAGTTCATTAATTCTTTTTTTAATTTGTCTTATTCTTGGTGGAACGTTTCCAAAACCTTCTGCCATTATTTGATACCTAACTCTTCTTCTGTTATGATTTTGAATTCTAACAATCTGTCATCGCACCATTCCTTCGCAGCCTTCCATTTTGCTTGATTTACTGCATATGTCTTTGCTTCATGAATATATGATTTAGTCATTCTTGATTTTTGTTTTGGTGGAGCAGTTTGTTTTTTTGGTTTTACTTCAATTACATATGTTTTGATTTTTCCAGATTGCTCTTTTACTTTAATAATGAAGTCTGGAAAGTATCTGTGAACTCTATTGTCTAGAGGTGAAAGATATGGTATTGAAAATTCTTCCGAACCCCAAGAAATTATATTTTCATTGAGATCGCACCAAGAGCAGAAACGTCTTTCCCAACTACTTCTACAAATAATATTATTTGGATCGCCTTTATATTTGTTTGGATAAGATGGTTTATATTTGCTCTTATAACTTTCTGCCATTACCTCTAATACATAATATATAAGATTTTAAATATTTATAAATGGCTACGCCAACAAAAAGAACAGTAAGTGATTTAAAGAGGGGGATACTTAGACCTGCTTTAACATCACATTACGATGTCTTAGTTTCACCTCCAGCTGGAATTGTTTCTAGATATTTAAAAGATAATTCTGTAAATTGGAGTTCTGTAGATCAAGATAATCTTTCTCTGGCTTGTTGTGAGGCACTTCTTCCTGGATCAAATCTTGCAACATCTGAAATTAATGGAGACTATATTGGAGTAACCGAAAGGCATGTTCATCGTAGAGTATATGATGATAGAATAGATCTTACTTTTTATATTCAGAATGATAGAAGTCCATACAATGCACTTAAATTTTTTGAAGCATGGATGAAATACACGACAAATGAAAGTATGGCAGGGGACAATAGCATTAAAAATTCAAATTTTTATTATCAAGTAAAATACCCGAAAGAATATTATGGAAATTTGGAGATAACCAAATTTGAGAGGGATCATTTTGATAAAAATCCATCAAAGTTAGTTTATAGTTTTGTAAATGTTTATCCAATAAGTATTGCTTCAATCCCAATTTCTTATGAAACTGCTAGTTTATTAAAAGTTACTGTTTCTCTTTCATATATTCGTTATTACATTCAAGGAATGGGTGGAAATCAAGCAGTTAGTGCAGATACTCCAAGTATTCCAAACAGTAATATTACATCGCCAAATGATCAGGCTATTTTAAATATGTTGTCATTTGCAACATCTCCCAATAGTGCTGCCCTTGAAGCGAACTACTATAATACTCTCTATGGTGAGGCATAAATAATCATACTGATTTGTATAGGAGATTATGCCTTTACCAAAGATTGCTACGCCAACATATGAACTTGAGTTGCCATCAACAGGAGAAGCAGTTCAATTCAGACCTTTCTTAGTAAAAGAAGAAAAACTTCTAGTGATTGCTTTAGAAAGCGAAGATACAAAGCAAATCACGACGGCAATTAAAACAGTCATTAAGAATTGCATTGTAACAAAAAATATTAAAGTTGAGACTCTACCTACATTTGATATCGAATATTTGTTTCTTAACATTCGCGGAAAGTCTGTTGGGGAACAAGTAGAAGTCAATGTTATTTGTCCAGATGATGAAGTAACTCAAGTATCTGTGAAGATTGATATTGATTCAATTCGAGTTCAAAAAAATGAAGATCATACAAATCAAATTAAAGTAGACAAAAATATTATGATGGAAATGAAGTATCCCTCGCTGGATCAATTCATTAAATCTAATTTTGACTTTAAGACGGAAAATGCCATGGAGCAATCTTTTGATTTGATTGCTTCTTGCATTAATAAAATTTACACAGAAGATGAAGTTTGGGTTGCATCTGATGTCACTAAAAAAGAACTCAGTGATTTCTTGGATCAAATGAATTCAAGTCAGTTCAAGCAAATTGAAAACTTCTTTGAAACAATGCCTAAATTGTCCCATACAATTAAGGTTAAAAATCCAAAAACTGAAGTAGAAAGTGAAGTCGTTCTGGAAGGGTTAGCAAGTTTTTTCGCATAGCCCTAATCCACATGAATCTTGAAAGCTATTTTCGTCTTAATTTTTCGTTAATGCAGTATCATAAATATTCATTAACAGAAATAGAAAATATGATTCCGTGGGAAAGGGATATATATGTTGAGTTGTTAAAGCAACACATCGAAGAAGAACAGACTAAACAACAAGCGTCAAATGCCCAATTCTTCTAACGTAAAAGAGACTATAGATGAAAGAATTTTACGCCTTTTAGGGTTAGAGGATGTTTTTGATCTTGATTATGGAACTTATTTGACGCTTTTAAAAGAAGCGATGGTTAAAGGTAGGATGGCAAATAAGTCTATTCCTACCGAAGAAGTTGAACTCTTAACTAATGAGTATAAGAGAATTAAGAGTAAAAAAGATCAAGGTAGATTTTCTGTAAAGAAGAAAAAAATAAGTACGCAATCTTTTGGTGCTGTCAATTTTAGTGCAGTTCAAAAGAAAATTAAAATTGAAAATTTACTGCCAGCAAAATCTCAGCAATTATATTTGCCTTCAGCAGGAAAAGGAAATGAACAAGAAGTTAAATCTGGATCGCACATAGCTGAAATATCTAAGTCTCTTGCTAATATTATCAAAATTTTAAATTCAAGTATTAGATTTGATAAAAAAGTTGAGGAAAAGAGAAGGAGAGAAAGGGAAACCTCTGCGAGAGAAAAGGAAGAATCAAACTTAGAAAAGGGATTTAAATTAGTAAAGAAAACACTATCAAAAGTTCTTGCTCCAGTAAAAAACATTCTCTCATCAATTATTGATTTCTTCATGAAGATGTTTTTTGCAAGAGTCGTATATCGATTACTTGAATGGATGGCAGATCCAAAAAATCAAGATAAACTGAAATCGATATTCAGATTTTTAGGAGATCATTGGCCGAAACTGTTAGCACTCTATATCAGATTTGGGACGGGATTTGGAAAGTTCGTTGGTGGAATCACAAAGTTAGTATTTTTTGGTACAAGAAAACTACTACAAGTTGTTGCTCAACTGGTGGGAGCAAAAGGAGCAGCAAAATTTCTTGGCGGTAAAGGTGGTAGACTAGCTGCAGCAGGATTATCTGTTGCCACCACAGTTGGAACCACAATGGCTCTAAGTAGTGGTGTTGAAAATTTTACTGGTATTGGTGGTGAAAATCCAGAAAAAGAAAAAACACCAGCGTTTTCTGGTGGTGGACTGGCAAAGTTTAAAAACTTACTTGGATTTTTTAGCGGAGGATACAATTCTGGATATGTGAGTGGACAAAAAGGTGTTGACAAAATTCCAGCAATGCTATCTGATGGTGAATTTGTCATGTCTCGTGGAGCAGTACAAAAATATGGTGTCAATACCTTAGAAGCAATGAACGCTGCAGGTGGTGGAACAAACAAACCCAAAATGATTTCGGGGATTCCTCATGCAGCTGGCGGTGGATTAATTGGGGGAGAAACTCCAAAACCACCAGAACTAAAAAAAGAAGCTGAGTCTGGACTTGTTAAACCCAAACCAATGTCTACGACTGCTCCACAATCTGACTTCAGAAAATCTTCTTTTGATGAAAGACTGAAAAGAATTGAAAATCAGATACAAATTCAGAAAAGACTTAAATCCGGAGAGGGAGTAAACGTAAGAGGTGCTACTCTGGGAATGAACATTGGGAAGGGATATGGGACAACCTATAAAAAGAGGCAATCAATTATAATTCCAGGTGCAGCTTTAACAGGATGGGAACCAGAAATTAATTTGGGTGGAGTAAGATACTTTGGACAAGTTAGAGGTAATGACGTAATATATTCTTCAAATTACGCAAAAGGATTGGCAGGACAAGTTGACAAATATGGTGCAAGAAATAAATCATATCAGACTGGAGGGGGTGCTCTTATTGGTGGATCTGGACTGAAGAAAACTGATAAAAAGGATTTACCAAAATCCAGAATTATGACAGGTCCTGATGGAAAGATCTTTGTTGGATACTTAACCTTTAAGAATGGACAACCTTTCTATGAAAGAGCAGAACAGAGACAAAAGGGATTATTAGAAAATATCACAAACTTTTTTGATCCAAGAGGTGCAAAAGCAAGAGAAGAAACTTTAAATGCAAGAAATGTAAGAATGACTTCGATCAATGATTTAGAAGACTTTAGAAAAAGGGGAATGGATGAAAAAAATATTAAGAAAATGATGGGATCTCGTTATAGTCAAGCTGTAAATGATTTAAAGGCAAAGGAAGCGAGAATTAAAAAGGATAAGTTGATGAAACAGCAGTCTGGAATGGCAAACTATTCTGCTGATAGTATTCGAAAGGCTCAACAAGCTGCTGGAGTTCAACCTAAAATTGCACCAACTACTCCTAAACCACCAGTCAAACCACCAAACCCAAAACCTGTCGTAGTTCGATCTAATGTTGCAGGTGGTGGTATGAACGGTGCTAGAGGAGGTAGATCTCTCCCTTCGAATACTCCAAATTCACCAAAAATTCCAGCTTCTCATCCTGCGGGAACAAGAAGACAGGAAGCAACTCTTGGGATAAGGAGATAAGGTAAATGGCGATAAATTCATC